TCCTGTTACTAAGTTTGGATCAAGGTGCGTAGAGCCATCAGAATCATCTTCTGCTAATATTTCAAAAATACCACTTCCTTTTACCGTCATAGCAGCATCAGCAGCCACTAAAACTTGAATAGCAAAGAAATCGCCAGTTACTGTTTCTGCTCCGTTTACTAAAAAAAATCCTTTTGGTGTTAAGTTACTTGGGTGTGCCATGTCTTTATTTTATTATACTAGTGATACTGATGAGTTGTCTAATCCAAACACGCCATACTCAACTAGTGTATTAGATTTCGTTGCAATTGCTTCGTAGGTCTGATCAACCGCCACTGGAATAAATGCAAATTCGCCTCCTCCGATTTTAGCTACCGCTGCGGTATTTGATTCTTCTTCGTTACGAATGTAGATGTAGTTTTCCAAATCAGGATCTAAGTTTTTTATATATACGTAAGCTCTTTCAAGCTTGTCGTTTGCTTTATACAATACGAGGTCGTCTGTGTCAGCGGCTGTTCCTTTTACTTTAGCCCTAATAAGGCTACCAGAGTCTGCCAGAGCAGTGGTGGATACAGTTAGGTTTAAGGGAGACGATAATACGTCTGAGCTTGAAAGGGATAGAGATACTCTTAAACTTGCCATTATACTTCGTAGATTAACATAGACTCAAGCGTTATAGACGTTGCTACACTTGGTGTGATTTTAATATTTGATGCGTTATCGAGACCCTCGGTTACGGTTGCAACCGCAAAAGTAGCATTACTATCAGCCAGGTCAACCAAAGCCCACTCGGAAGCGTCTATCTCTTGATCTGCTCTAGCTTTTTTTGCCGTAAAGGTTACTTGCGCAGCGTCAGCAGTTCCTGATGAAACCCAGTTTGGGTATGTCGCGGATCTGAGTAAGTTGCTCATGGCGGCCAAAGTAGTTGCTGCAGACGTTACAGTTACGCCATCAAAAGTAAGAGAATCTCCTACCGCATAAGTTCCTGTTGTTGTAATAGTAAAAACCTCTCTAGTACCATTGCCAGCCGACCACGGAAAGAATGCAAAGTCTCCTGCATACAGCCTACCCATTGGTTCGTCATCAATTGTTACTAAAAAGTATTCAGTTGGAGTAGTAGAGGTGTTTTTTAAGTATACTTTATTAGCTCTATCCGCAGTATATTCATCTGCATAGAAAAGAGTAAAAATATCTAAAGAAGTACATTCTTTTCTAGACAATCCTGATGTAGATTTTAAACCAGTAGTTAGCCCAGCGTTCAATAATGAAGTAGAAGAATTTAAAGAAAGAGCGTCACTTGTAAGGTCGGAGCTAGATAAAGTTATGGAAGCTGTCGTTGTTGGCATATTCTATATTGTTATGATACAGTTGATTGAGAGAAAACGCCATATTCAATGCCTACGTTTAGCGCAACTGTAGTAACGAGAATATTTTTAGTCCCTGCGTAAGGGATAAACATCCAGTCGCCAGGATAGAGCCTTCCAAGAAAAATATTCGTACCCTCAAGCTCAACTAAAATGTAATCACTATTTCCTGTGTTTGTGTTCCTAATATACACTTTATGTCCAACGGTTGTATCAACGTAATCGCCTTTATCTACGATTACCGTGTCGGTTTGGGCTGCTGTATATTTCCTGCTTGTAATTCCAGTAAACTCATCTAATCCTGTAGACGAAGCTGCTTTGGTCAGAATAGCAGATTGAGTCATGTTGAAGCTATGACCTGTAATGTCTGCGCTAGAGAGTGTAAGTGTTGCTGTTGTTGTTGCCATGACTTATATTATTATGATGCTACTGATTGAGAAAAAACACCGTATTCAACTTTCATCCCAACAGCGCTTGTGTCAATATCAACATCTAAGGTTCCTTCATACGGAAAAAAGCACCAGTCACCTGGATAAAGTTGACCCATAATGATGTTGTCACCACCAATCTCAACTGTAACAAAATCGCTTGTTCCAACAGAAGAGTTTTTAATGTATACTTTATGTGAGGTGGTTGTGTTAGCATAGTCTCCTGCGTCAACAATATTTTTTGCAGTTTGAGCACCTGCGTATACAACAGTAGTAATGCCTGTAAACTGATCTAAGCCAGTTGCCGTGTTAGCCTTGTTTAGAATTGTTGATTTAGTCAGGTTTAAAGCATCCCCTGTAATGTCAGCACTACTAAGAGTTATCGTTGCTGTTGTTGTAGCCATTTTAAATTTTGTTTAATGCAAATATACTAATTAATAGGTTAGTGTATTATCATGTTTTTACACCATTACATATAGCATTTATATCTAGACAGAAACTATAACTTTTTTAGGTGTTTTTGTTGTTACCGCTATAGCAGATATAGACGGAACTGATAAAGATGCAGAAGAGCTACTTGTCCTAAAAGAAACATTTGTTGCTCCAGTTACGCTTACAGTAAAAGAAATACTATCAGTTTTTGTTACCACTAAAGACATAATTAAGCTACGTTTTCGGTAATGTCTGTATTTACAGTAAAGGCACCCATAAGTATGCTAACGTATGAGTCCAGGGCGGTACTGCTAGGCAATCTATACTGTATCTCATATGAATATGTCCCTGACGGTATCTTTCTTGTAACTTCTGACGCCGCAGCAAAAACAACATTTCCAGAGTCATCTGTAGTAGGCGATTCAAGCTTGTTTGCAGATGCAGCTACATTTGGTGTGCCTAAAATAATAGATCCTCTTCTTGACGGGCCAGTTCCTGTAACTCTTTTGACTCGGAAGAAAAACTCATAGTTATCTGTAGCTAAGGTCAAAGCGGTCCCTGCCGCATTTTTTAAAGTCAACGTCATGCTAAAGCTATCCCCTCTTTTTGAGGTTATATCTAGTTCTTCTGTTACGTCTAAGTCTATACTTCTGGCCATTCTATTGTTGTGTTAAAAGTTGGTCTAAACCACTACAAATATCTTGTGCATTTTCTTTTTGCTCTTCCTGTAGCTCCCCTCTTTTTCCGTTTCTTTGTGAAAGAAGTTTACTTTGTTCTACCGCTTGCTTTTTGACCCTTTCGTCTTTTCTATCGTCTTTCATAGTTTCTATCTTCTCCTTAAACTCCGTTTCTCCAGTGCTTTTTTGAATAGAAGCGCTTGCTCGTATAAGCTCTATTTCTTTGTCAAACTCGTGCTGCATTTTTGCCATTTCGGCTTGTAGCTGAGCTTTAAGTTGAATTGATTGAGCGTCCAGCTGAGATGCCATCTGAAGCTCCTGTTGCCTAGCTTGAGCTTTTGCCATTTCTGCTTGCTGTGCCTGCTGGCCTTGAGCCTGCATCTGTTGCATTTGCATAGCCTGCTGTTTCTCCATTCGTTTTTTACGCCTCACAACCAATAGCCTTTCAGCCTGGTTGACATCTTGCATATTCCTTACGGCGAGAGCATCTTCTAAATCTATTTCCTTCTGCATAAGAGCTCCTTGTATATTTTGCTCTAAATATGCTTTTTCTTCATCTTCCATCTCTTTTACAACCTGAACCCCAAAGTTGTACATCGGTAAATCTTTAAACGAAGACAAAACTTTCATGTTCTCTTTTCCGATAGCGTTTTCATAAACCTCGTATATAACCGACCCTTGTGGCAATACTTGCATACACTTTACTACATCTTCGCAAACTTTTTTGTAAAGAACCATAGAGGCATTAGTTATATCATATATAGCGTTATTTCCTGCGCTAATTGCTTGCTGCTGAACACCCACAAGCGCATCTCCTTTAGGTGAGGACGCATCCATAGCTTCGTTAATCCCTGTTGTATCTCGAATCATTTTTAAGTAATGATTATACAGGCCTATTAACTCATTAATGTTTCTTATGCTATTTCCAATCTCTCTAATAGGAGGGTTTTGATGACCCCCTTCAGGGTTTTTACTCCTGTAATAGAAAACACCAGTCTGCTCATATATATCGTGAAGATCTAAAGGTTGCAGCTCTCCTCCTTTTCCTAGCTGTACATTTTCTAAGCCCTCAATATCAATAATTAATCCATCTGGCTTTGCCTTTGCAATAGACTGCTGAATCTTTAAGTGAGTTATCTGAAGCATATCAGCAAACCCGATACAGCTGTCCACCATAGATTTAGGCATCATACCTCTAAAGTTAGTTGCTACAACAGAGTACGACAGATTAGCCTTAGATATATCATGAACATTCTTAGGTATGTTTTTAGTTCTACCGTAGTTATATATAAAGTCTTTACTACCTAAAATATAAGATCCTCCATATACAACCTTAACGTCCATTTTATGGGGAACCCTTTCAAATACACTGTTAGATTTTTCTGAATATTTTGATCCTTTGTAGTAAAAACCTTTGTTTCCGTGCTTGTTTTCTTTCTCTTCAAAAAATAAACAATCAACAGAAATAAATTCAAAATCCAAAACATCAACTAGGTACTCATCATACCCGTAAGAGCTCTTTCCCGTGGTAGAACTTGTTTTAGTGTTGTTAAGTGCGCTAGAGTTATTCCCGTTACTGTCTTTGAATCTTTTAGCTATATCCTTGTATTGTTCTTCTTCAAACTGATCCCCAGCTAGTCTTTTTAACTCTTGTATTGGCATGGTCTTTACATTACCAGCATATACCATATCATCAAAGCTAGGGTCTTCTGTTTCGCTGTGAATAAATTTAACTGGATCTACGTAGGCAGTATGTATTCCGTAATTTGGATCATTAGTCCTACGAACTACGGACATACCTAGTGTAGCCAGATCATTAACGCACCGCCTAAAAGTATTATCGTTAAAGTTGTTCCAAGATAGCGTCATGTTTGTGCCAATCTGAGCTGCAATTTCGGCGTCAGTCTTAACGTTAGTATCAAAAAATATTTCCGCTTCTTCTAATGTTGCTGGAAGTTTATCTGGATCTCTGTCTAAAACAACCCCTGTCTTTTCTTTTAGTTTGGACAACTGCTCTTTTGCTTTTACCTGCATCCTTAACTTATTCTTTTCTTTGTTTTTTTCAGAAGAAGAAAGAGGATCTATAGCCTCTAAGTTGGGGTAAGGGTTTCTAGAGAGAATTTTATTTACTACTATTCTAACAAACTTAGGTAGCACTGGCACTGGAGTGTAATCAATATTTACAAGGCTGCCGTCTCCCGCGCTAGGATCCATTGTGTTTAGGAGTCTTTTATATATGCTAGTGTCTTGGATGCCATTAGCATAATCCCTACATTTTTCAAATATTGTGTTTCTTTTCCCGTGAAGAGATGCGGTCTCTTTCATCTTCCCCCACTGACCTTCTATAGCTTTTGCATAGTTAAGCCCATACTCTTTCGACTCTTTTTCTTCAGAAGAAGCTAGAGGATCTGGAAAACCACCACGATTGGAGTTCATATTGTTATTGTACATTTGCTTTTGGGGATAATTCCATTTATGCAAATATAGTGAATCAACCGATTACACTATATCGCCTAAAAAATTTACTGCTTTCAAAGTTTTTTCTTATTTTGGGTTTTGATTTTTGAGCTGCCAATAAAGCAAGCCCAGAACTAATAGTAAGGTCATACTTTGTTCTTTTGTCTATTTTAAAAGATATCCAGTCTTCTAAAGTTTTATTTAGATACATTTTTCCCATTGCGCCAGAATCATAATTTGTCCCTACGTTTTCGTAAATATATGTCTCTATAGCTTGAGCGTGAGCTTGTATTACGTCTTGAGAGTTGGAGGGAATGCCTTTTGTTTTTACCGCTACGGTAGCACTAGCTCCTTTTAAGTGTTCTGGTCTGTCCATAAGATATCCGTCGTACCCTCTGGACTCAAAATATCTTACAATTCCGTACTTATTGTTCTCTATCAATAAAGGGTACCCATAAAAGAAAGCACACATAAGAACGTCTTCATAAAATATCCTAGCTAAGTCTGGACGGGAAGCATACTCAGCAACAAACATATTTGAAGGGTGTTCTATATGAAACTTATTATACATATGTAGAGCTCCCTTAGATCCTCTTCCGTCTAACGTGGCGTCTAGGTCGTAAGAGTCTACTCCGCCACATCCCCAATTATTAGGGGCAACTTTTTTATTTCTATCAAATTTTATAACGTTTCTTTGATCTGCTGGTGGCATCCAACTAATGTTAAATCTACCATTAACGTCTGGACTAAAAGCAACCTCTTTATCTTTTTCTTTCCATATAAAATTGCCTCGTACTACAGGATTTGGAAATAAGTCTTCGTTGTATTCTATTTGCTCATATATTTTACCAATATTAAACAAACTACCCTCTATACTATCCCTAAATGCTTCGTCCTCAGTAAAAGGAAACTGCCTTACTACCTCGTTTAGTTGCGATGGATCATCTTTCAAAGATTTGCGTTCATTTTTTAAATATGTTTTTGCGCCAATATCAACAGGGTGACCGTCTATACCTGGAATAGGTTCATCTGGATTATCTATGACTGGATGCCCGTACAAATCAAAAAACCCCTCCAAAGAATTATAAGCTGGCATAAAAATCCTATATAACCCTGTTTTGGTCCTTCCGTTATCATTCCTCTTCAAAGGGTCTGAGTCCCTCCATAGTTCTTTGTACTGTTGACCTCCTTTGTGCATCGGATTTACGGTGCTTCCCACCAGGGCTTTTCCCACTACGTTTTTTCCGACGATCAAACAAGTCCTCTGAATCCTCCAAGCTTCTCTTATGTCTGTAGGTTTTTCCCATTTTCCTGCTTCATCTAAATATAATATATGCAGCTTCTCCCCATCATAAGCGTTATTTGTCGTGCTTTTCCAGTTAATGACAGAGTTTAGTGCTTCTCCCATTTGGGAGGTTTTGTTCTTTTTTGTTATTCGTTTGGACGGCTCTCTAAAAGCTAACTCCATACGAGGGTTTGTTGTACCGTCTTGAATAGGTTTAAAGAAGAATGGATAGTTTCTAAACATATAAACCACCTTCTTCATAAATATATTTTCCTGTGCGTCTTTACCAGTTTTAGATTGTATGCCTAGCAGTTTGTCTTTAACTTGCGTAGCTTCATCCACAAGTACAGCAGAGCATATATTGGTGTAACCAGAACGACGGCACTTAGTATAGAGCTGACCAATACAACGAGGATCAACCTCGCAAGCAGCCATGTGTAAAAATATCTCACGTTGAAAATTTAAAAAGTATGGGTAACCTATATCTAGCTTCGTCCACTGAAGCATCATATAATGCCGCCCCGTAATATATGTAGCTGCACCGTTGTTATAAAACCAAAAACCCTCACGCCTACGCCTAAACTCCTCCTCGATATATGGGCGAAACTTCTCTCTAAACTCCCTTGGCATTTCCCCCCACTCATCCATAGAATGAACACGAAGCAATTCCTTCGGCATAGGTGTCCTTCCCCACATTTGCATAGGGTTTGATTCTTTATATCCAAAAATTTCTTTTTTCGGAGGCCTCTCTGGAAGGCAAATGAGTAACCCACTGAGTTCAATAATTTCACCTTCCGTACCGTTGGGGCAAATTTTAACAGCGGCTTCTTCATATTCTTTTACGTCTAGTAAGACACTCATTAAAATGTTTGTCCAAATCTGTTTGATCTAAACCCAGGCGCCCCAGACTTAGGGTTAGCCAACTCCATGTAACTTCCACATTTGTCACATTTTACATCATGCATCACTCCTTCGCCTTCGATGTATTTTATTGTGACTCCTGTTTTGTCCACAATACTATCGTTGCATTCACATTTATATTCAGCCATTTTATTTAATTTAATATAGTACAGTTATTGTTCCATTGAACTCAAAAACACTTGCGTTTATAGCGCTGTGTGCAGTTATTGTGTAAACATATGTTCCCGTTGCAACGTTTGCATCCCATTCATCTAAAGAAGAGGCACTTATCCATACAAGGCCACCCCATCTGTTGTAAATGCGAGTCTCCCATTGATCCCAACAAGCCCCATTTGAAACAACCGTCCATGTGTCATTCCATCCGTCCCCATTGGGGGTTACTGCATTTGGGGCAAAAATTGAAGTTTCATCGCATGGAAATGCTTCTGCACATTGCTCCCCCGTTTCACAGTCTATATAAATAGATTCAGATACAAACTCAGTTATAGTGTCTGTTTCATAAACGTAGAGATACTCATATACAACCGTCTCTACATACATCGTATCGGTTAAATAAATATACTCGTATTCAACAAGAGTATCTGTTATATAAACTAATTGTAATAAATATTCTATTATAGTATCTGTTGTTACCCACTCAACATCTACATATTCTATTATAGTATCAGTAAGATATTCGATAACTTCTACATCTACATACACCGTATCGCAGGCAGGTGGGGCACAGTTTACAGCTGTGTTATTAGAAAGATCTACGTCAGGGTAGTTCTGCGTTTGGTTAAACCCTGGATTTACCGCCCAACCACCATCATCTACAAAAGCTGTGCGAGATAGATTAATCTGCCATACAACTAACTCAGTACATAGCGTATCGTTAGCTAATACCTCAGTCCAACAATCACTTGTACTTGCCCCTGTATCATAAACATTAGCACTCCAGGTGTCACCACTATCTAGTACCTGATTCCCATAAAGAGTAAACACTTTAAACGTCCATCCTGGGTGATTGACTCCAGTCAAACAATCCAACCAATTATAATCCAACCCTTCTACGTGCAGTCCTAAAACTATATGAGATACTGTTTCGTTATTATTTACATGAGAACTAGCGCTATTCTCACACGTGTTACCTTCAGTTGTAAATTCATTGCAACCACAGTTCTCGCTATTGATTGCTTCAATAGTAATATCTCCAGTTGCTGCGTCCCAGCTACTTATAGCTACGTCGCACTGGCCGTATACAGAGTTGTTAAATACAAAAACGCTACATATAAGCCATATTATGTGAAAGAAATTTAGTCGCATGGTAGCCCGTAGTTTGATAAAAATAACAATAAATCCTGAACGTCTACCGTTCCGCTATTATCTAAGTCTCCAGGGCACTCATTTTCTTGCAGACACGAAACATAATTAGGATGCTCCGTAAGAAGTGGGTAGACAAATCCGTCCCCGTTTAAAACAAATGCAGTCCCTATATCTGCACAGTATATTATAGTATATCCTCCAGCGGGTAAGCCAAAGTAATGTGCCATCCCTTCGCAGTCTTGATATTGGAAATTAGTCCATTTCTCTGCACCTACTGAAGTGAATACGTGCTGGTTACACTGAGAGTAAGAAATTACAGGGAACAAAAACAAAGCAAATAAAATATTTTTCATACGGTAAAGTTAGTTACTTATTTTTAATAAAAAAATGCATTATTCTGTGTCTTACAACATATATTGATGCTTTTACCCAGGACTTAATTCCTTTTTCAACGTACCCAAGATGAAGGTTACATTTATGGCAAAGCAGGTCTCTTACTTTTCCTGTTTTATGACAGTGATCCACTTTAGGGCTTATAAGCTCCTTTTTACATATAGAGCACTTGTTGCCTTGTTTTTTTCTTTTGTTTTTGTACTCCTGTTTGGTTAACCCATATCTTTTAAAAATCTTATTCCATCTAAAATACTCAGGGTCTCTCATTTCGATCTAAGTTATTTTGAAAACCTTTCAGCAAAACCGCCAGAATAATCTTTTGCATCTCCTATCTCTCCGCTTGTCTTTAGGTCTTTAACCATCTGCTCTAGTCTTTGTCGTTCTATGATAAGTTCTTTACAATCCGTAGCGGTTTGCTTTATAGACTGAAGCTCAGCCTTACGTGCACTACCGTTTACTTCGGGATCAACAGGTTTTTTTATTTCCTCAATCATATTTTCTATGGCAACCTCCATACTGGACATAAGCCTTTGAGAGGCTCCTATTGTGGTAAATTTATACTTCGACATACATAAGGTCTTCTGCTCGTGTGCGATAATACTCTGTGTTGTCTATGAGAATCCTATAGTCTCTGTTCTCCTTAAACCCAACAACATCACCAGCCTGTATATCAAAACTTTCCGCTTCTTTGCATAGGTATGCTACCTTTCCTTTTGTGGGTAGCTTTTCTTCATTGTCTACTATCTCTATAATATCCGAAGTAAGTTTCAGTTCCTCTTGTTCGACAGCCTCTAAAAGACACCATCCAGCTAAGGCGTGTATCTCTCCATTTTCTTGGCTTTTATATGCAATTGCTTGATTGTTGACTGCATTCTCTGGATCATATCTTACAACATAAGTACTGTCTTCTCCTGTCAATACTTGGCCTTCGTTCATGACGACTAAGTGATGAAAGTATAAAGTATCACCTTCTTTCACTCCGTGGTCATACTTAAAAGGTACTGCGAGTACGGGGCCTTCTGTAACTCTATGTTTAAACTCATCAAACCTAGTGTCTATAATGAGCTCCAAACCGCTTTCGGTAATTATTGTATCGTTAGTGGTTTTTTCTAGCTTTACTATAAATAAATTAAATGTCTTCATTATTATCGTTCTTGTACGGAAACATTTTATTTAATTTAGATTTACGTTTGGCACATCCGCACTCTTTGCCTTTCGCTTTGTTGTAGTTTTCTACAAACTTTTTTATTCTTGTTATTCTTGTTATTTGTTCAACGGTATCACCTAGTCCTTTGCTTTTTCCCATCAGAAGTTACAATCAAATTCCAACATACACGGCATGCTATCTATAGATTTCCAAAGTGTTTGAGCTCCTTCATCATCTTGCATATATACAAGATACCTGTTTCTACCATACTTAACTAAGTGTCTATCATCATGTAGTATCGCGCTGACCTTTCCGCCACCTGCTCTCATACCTACAAAATAAGCCATTGCTTCTTTGGGATCTCTCCCAACAACAATTTTTCTAATAAGTCCGTCCATTTAATTTAAAAATATACCCGTTCCGTCAAGTAATCCGCTAAGATCTATATCGTCATCAGGGTCTGTCCATGTTTCTTCAACAAAATCAATAATACTGTTTAGTTCTTCTTTGTTCTGTATGTTATAGCTATATACAGCTTTT